AGTTGCATCAGCAGCTGCCGCATGACGCGGGTTTTGCCGCCAGCCCATTTGATAGGTGATTTAGTCATTGCGCGCCTCACAATGATTCGAGGTGCGGGGAGGTCAGGCGCTGCCAGATCTCGCAAACCTGCTCGGCCTGATAGATGGCGTCGGTTAAGGCGTTGTGTGCAACTGAGCGGCGCGGATGGGGGGCGTAACCGATAGCTCCGGCCACTGTAAGCAGCGAGCGGAAACAGCATTCATTCCAGTAAAGCCACGGCAGCATGGAAACGCCTTCGAGCGATGAGCGTTCAAATGCAGATTTGAGGATCGGGAAATCAAACGAACCGCCCTTGCACCACACCTTCAGATTCTTTTTCTTGGTTTCAGGGAATGCGCCTTCAATGAATTTGGCGAAATCCAGCATCACCTCAATTTCATGCGACTTCGCGCCTACCAGCTCGCTGATAGGTTCTTTGTCCTGCCTGAGCCACCACATCACTGTATCGGCGGAGATGTGCGCGCCGCGATTCTGCGAGGTTCGCGGATCAATGGTCTGATAGAACGAAGGGCCGATTTTTCCAGTTGACGGTTCGAAGAAGGTCGCGCCAATCGCGCAAATTACCGCATTCGGCTGGGTGCTGAGCGTTTCAATGTCGATCATTAAGTGGTTCATTGTTTGCTTTCCTCAGTGATGGTTAATTCGCGGGCATCGGCCCACTGTTCGATTGATGAATAAATCTCTTCCGGGGTGGCCCTTTCCTTTTTCAGCTGACCGACATAAATACGCAGCAGTCCCAGCAGGTGGGCGCGCTCACGTTTCCGTGCATTGGTGCTTATTTCCACAAACTCTGGATCGCTAATTCCGCCATCCAGTTTTATTGACGTGATCGACATGCGACCTCCTGAAAAAGGCAAAACGAAGCCCCGGCAAAATGAATGCCGTTATTTTTAACGCTGGTTAATTAGTGGTTGGGGTGCGGTTTTCTTTTAACCTGTTTAAATAACCTTTCGTGCCAGTAATACAAAAAGTCGATAAACGTCATTCGCGCACGCTCATGATTACCGCGAATTGTTTTCTCCAGACCGTAAATAATTAAATCTATCGACGGGCTGTCAGCGGTGACATAGACGCGAGCGCCGTTCTTCAGGTGAACGGTGAAGCCCTGCTCTGCACTTTCCACCGCTTCGCGTATCAGCATTTCACGTTCCCACGATGTTTTCTCTTCGGTAAACATGGCGGACTCCAATGATTAATAGAGGCGTGGGCGCTTCATCTGCGCTGACACCGTGGCCGACTGTTTCAGCTGCTGAAGCATCTCTGGTGTAACTTCCACTGTTACCGCCAGCGGCTTAAAAAACATCACTGTCTTGCTTGCTGCTTCCGGTTGCTCAGCATCCATAGATGACAGGTCGTATGGCTTCGGGATATCGCCATTAGTGATCAAAATGATGATGTTACGCAGCTCTTCCAGCGTAGCCTCATCGTTCTCGCCCTGGAGCATCGCGAAGTGATAAAGGTGGGATACGCCGTGGCGTAAAAGTTGATGGGAATAATCATGGTTCCATTCCAGAAACTCCTTGTTGAAATGGAAGCATTGCAGCAGCGAATTAATTTTGTCTGCGTATTCTCTTTTCATTTTCAGCCTCGGCTATTTAGTGAATGATGAAACGGTTATTATTAATAATTCGATCTATCGTTTTGCACGCTTCAGCTAATGCAAAGTCAATCCCGAAGTAATGGCCGCTATGCGTGATCTGATAGCGCTGGCGGCTGTATGGTTTTTTGCGTGGGAGCTTCAGAATAGTAAAGCCACGGTAAAGACTGGTTTTACTATTCAGCTGCGAGACCGCTCCGCTAATTCCACTTTTCATGTATCCACTCCCTGAAGCAGTTCGCATCAAAGCCCCATCCACAGCAACCAGGCATCGCGCTGTTCTACCGGGCGGTTGTAATACGCCTCACGCACTGCACGGTTGAACTCAGGGATATACACCCAGCGTTCACCCGCGCGGGCGTTCGGTTTGGTTGGGTCGCGCAGCTCAATCACCGGCAGCTTTCTTGCCTTGATCATTTCTTCCACGGCGGACTTTGGCTTGCCGATCAGCTCGGCGAACTTCTCCACATGGACAGCATCAAGCGGATATTTGATCGCGTAATCGCTCGCTTCCATCGTTCACGCTCCTGTTAGCTCGTGTTAATCTCGTAAGATCCAGCCCTTTCTAAACCGTTTGAAAACGTTCTAGCGGCTGGTTTTCATGCCTGAAAAGGTCACTAATCACAAACCTTTTGCGAGAATATAGTCACTAACATGCAACCAAGTCAAATGAAAATGGGCCAGAAGCTTAGAGCAATCAGAAAAGCTGAGGGTATAACCCAAGCAAAATTCTGCGAAATCACTGGCATAGCACTAGGCACCGTAAAAAATTATGAAGGGGGGCACTCAGATCCTGGGATTCAAATCGTTTTGCAGGTAACTAACGCACCGCAACTACAGAAATACACGCTATGGCTGATGACTGACAAAACCGCCCCGCAGGCTGGTCAGATCGCACCGGCCCTCGCGCACATTGGGCCAGAATCAACGGAATCAGACCAATCCGGGAAACAGACTGGCTAACACTTTATAAACATTACATTTTCACTATTTGTTACCAAGATAGTGAAAACTGCGCCGGAGGGCTTTCTTATGTCGATTAAGAAGCTCGATGATGGTCGCTATATGGTGGACATTAGACCGCGCGGGGCAGCAGGACGCCGCATCCGCAGGACGTTTGACAGAAAGGCAGAAGCTACCGCGTTTGAGCAATACACGATAGCGAACGCCAGCCAAAAAGAATGGACTGGTAAGCGCGCCGACCGGCGGCCTTTAAGTGAGTTGCTCGATGCCTGGTG